GTACGCTTATCCACAAGAGCAGAAGGAGCGATGAAGGAAATCTCTCCAAAGTTATCATGAGCACTCTTGCTTGTATCTATCACTGCCAAAGAAGGGTTGGCCAAACCACCCAGCTTCAAAGCCTTTCTCAGCTTCTCCTCGGTAATATTATGCACTCCAGCAAGAGTTTTATCATCTTTCTTAGCCTTCTTCTCGTTCAGCACAGTACGTGGGTCCACACTATTCGCCAAGTCCCTCAGTACAAGATTACGAATATCCTCCAAGGTCATTTTTTTAATATCTTCTGGCTTCCACTTTGTAAATGTATCAAGAGTCCAATACCAGAACTTCTTCAACCAATTCTTTAATCGGTTGATGATAGTAAGCTCTTTAGCAGTGTCTAACGGATTCTCCTTAATGGCTTCCTTCGCCATCTGTTCCAAGATGGCAGCACCGTCCTCACCTGTCAAACGAGCAAAAGCCTCATCGCAAATCTCATCATCGCTCAAATGCTTATAGTTAGGGTCCTCCTTCAAGTCCCTAAACAGTTGTGTCTGCTTAATCAACTCATCGCCATGGGCAATAAGCTCCGGATTCATTTCCTTTGCAGCAGTGCGCCAAAGATGCTGGTACTCATGGATAGGAGTATTAGCATTCAGATGCTCCTGGTTCAGTACAATCGCCTTGCCATCAGTGTAGCCGTAAACTACACCCTTACCCTGCGCAAACTTCGTATGATCAACTATCTTCATATCCTTTGGGTTGAATATTACATAGTTTGTATCACCTTTCTCAGCACCACCCATGATGGTTCCAGCAGGATATTTGATTCCAGTGAAGCCTAGAGAAGAAAGAAACCGACTTGCAGCCTTTGGACTGCCCATCCATCTAGACAAACGATTGTACACAAATCGTATATCATCTTCCACATTCCCATTGTCATAGGTGGTTCCCCTAGTTAGAGCATGAGTCTTCACAAGGTGTGGAATCATCTGCTCCTTGTCTGCATTCTTAATGTAATCATACAGCAGAGTTCTGAACACAATATCCTTTGAAGCCATATCATCAAGGGTCTTAGAATCCAAGCCATAAAGACCTTCAATTATCTTTGTTGCAACCTCAACAGAAGGTTTCTTCTCCCATTCCAAATAGTTACTGCCATTATCCTCAGGAATATTCACCTCATAGAGATTGCGATTTGTGGTTGGGTTTGGGTTGAACCAATCTTCTGGTTTAGTTGATACAAACCAATCATATTCTTCTTTCTTTGATATGTTTGATTTATCATTGTCTGAAATTTCAAGCAAGGTGTTTTTGACATAATTATAGTCTCTAATTCCACCATCAAACAATGTTGCAATCAAATCAGTGAAAGTTTTTTTGTTTTTGCCTACATATTCTACATCTTTGTCTGGTTCATATTTGATACTAGCATAGTCCTTACCTATCTTCTTTGAAGAGGTAACATAGCCGCCCCAACCGAACACTTGGGAGCCAGCACCCTCGCTCATGTGGTCGAAGTCAAACTCAGAAAAGTTAGCACCACTACCATGGTAAGTACGCAAAAATCTCACTCCCGGCTCAGCAACAGCTTTCAACTGTCTATCCAAATCCTTATATTTCGCAAACAAGGAATCAAGCTTATCTTGATATTTCTCAACAGCTTTATAATCAAACTCCCTCCAAACATCATCAGGAATATCGTTTTCAGAAGCCAGTACATGCTCATCCATGTACTCCTTCATCAGCTGATTTTGATACTCCTTACGTTCCTGCCCGGTTAATTTATAAGCCTCCTCTGTCTCCTTAATCTGCTTCTTCAACTCATTCCTCTTATTGGTCTGCGCATCAATCTTATAAGGGTCAAACTCAGAAGGGAAAGAGCCTGTAAGCCCAGCCACATTGTCCTCAAAACTCTTGTCAAGATTGAAGACCTTGTAGTTACCCCACATCAGCTTATTATAGTAAGAACGTTCCTTTCGAGCCAGCTCCTGCTTCTCAAAGTACTCCGGCATCTTGTTAGGATTGCTCATATCCACCACGGCATACTGCTTCCACTTATCCGGACGCAACTCCTTGGCAAAGTTATAAGCATTCTCGGCAGCCTGCTTCTCCTCCGGTGTTTTGATCTTAAATCTCATTTCAGGCTGATTCAGCAACATGGCAAGATTCAGGTTATCCTGCGCCTCAGCCACCTTCTCCATATTCTCATTGCTAACCACCTTCACCGGAATGCCAGCCTTCTTAAGCATAGTAGATACGGCATCATAAGCCACCTTCTGCGCCTCCGTCATTTCCGAAGGCTTCACCTCCTTCACATCGCGGTGGAAAGGAAGATCATCCATATTCATCGGTGCATCAAAAGGAAGAGCCTCATTGGCTTCCTTAGCCTTCTTAGCCTCCTCATGCTGAATCATGGCATAGTCACGGAATGGCTTAGTCTTGCGGTCAGAAGACTCCAACCACTTATCAAAGGTAGCCTTAGGCACAGAAGTAACCTTACCAAGTCCCTTCCAGCCCTTAGAGTAGTTACTGAGATAAGCCTTAGTAGCAGCAGCCTCATCAGGATAGCCATACATCACCTTATGCTCATCAAACTCACCAGTCTCTGGGTTCACCTGGTCAACAACATAAACGTTACCATCAAAAGTATCAAGGTCTGCAGCGTCATTGATGAACATATCAATATGGTCACCATCCACGCCTATCTTACCAAGAATATAGCCATAAGTATCATGCATGGTCACGCTCCAAGGCTTGCCCTGCTCATCCTTACCGCTACGAATGGCACCCTTTGGAGTCTCAACCGTGAAGTCATAGCCACCAAACGACAAATGCCCCTTCTTATAGTTACCAGCCTTCTTCTGCGCCTCTGTAGGCTCAGTCTCCGTTTCAGCGATAGCATTTTTCAGTCTGTCAGCAAATGGCGCATTCGCAATATTCTTAGCACTCTCAATAGCATGAATGGCATCAGTAAGCGGCTTGATGGTTGCACGTTTCACCTTATATAATTCATCCTTCTTCTTAGTCAGCTTAGCCTGCGCCAACTGTCCAGAAAGATAATCAAGTCCCAAATCGCTTGCAATCAGGGCATCAGTCAATTCCTTCTGAGCTTGCTTAATGGCTTTCTTGTCACCGCTCTCAACAGCACTCTTCAAGGCATAAGCAAAAGGAGTAACAGGCTTCAATGCTTCCTTAATAGACTCGTCATAAATATTGGCATTTTCAGCCTTCTTCTTGCGCTCACCTACACCCTCTCTACGCTCATACTCATCGGCTGTCCAATACTCAAACTCCTCGTCCAAGTTCTCCAATACATCAGACACCTCCTTAAACTCCTCATCAGAAAGAGTCTTCAAAAGTTCATCCATTTCGTGAGCAACATCAACTTCCGGCACATCATCAGGATCTACTTCTCCCTGCTCCATCAAGTCCCAGTACTCCTTCTGCTCTTTTGCCAATTCTACTATCTTGTCAAAGGCTTCGCTATGAGTAGCGTCTTGCATCATTTCTTCCTCCTGGTGTTCAACCTCTCGCATCTGCTGCTCAACATTGGCCACCTTATTATTCAAGGTATAATTCTTAATGTCAGCGTAGCTTTGAGCACTACCTATCAAATTAAGGAAAGCACTTCTTATGTCCTGATCCGTATATCCCATCTGCTTAAGATTCTTAGGCATGTCATCATACAGACTATGAACAAACTCCGGAACAGTCTTACCCTCACCTTCCTTGGCAAGAATCTGCAATTTATCGAAGTCCTTTCGTCCCAAGCCAGTCTCCTGCTGAATACCATTAGAGAAGGCACCACCCTTCTCCTTGCCTTCATAGTTCAAGGTGAAACGGCCAATACTGTTAGCAACATACTCCTCCAGCGTATTAGGCTCATTGTCATTGAAGTCTATTGCCCCTCTCACCTCATCATAGATGGCATTAAGTTGGCTCATATTACCATTCTTGATGGCATTCTCCACCTTGATGGCACGCTGCTCGGCAGGAGTCAGATTCTCCAGCACCTTGGCTCTAGCCTCCATATTCTCCTTTCGATAGAGTGTTTTCAGCTTATCAGCCTGAGCCTTCAACTCCTTGGCTGATTCCGTAAGATTAGCCTGTCTAGCCAGCAACTGAGCCTTGGTAGTATTCAGCTCCTTAATCTGATCAGGCTCCAGATCTATCTCACCATTCACGTAGCGATCAAGCACCTTATCAACACCATCAATCTCACGCTGTACCTCATCCGACTGAATGCGATAGATACGCTTGCGCTCTGAGGCAATAAAGTCACTAGCCTCATCCATAGCAGGATATTGCTTCTTCAATTCCTCATCATTAAGCACTTCAACCTCGCGACTCTCTATAGGAGCAACGTCACCCTCATTCACGCCTGCATCAGCAATCTTCTGGGTGCGGTCTGCCTTGATAGCCTGAGCCTCCTCAGGAGTCATCACGGCAGAACGAATCTTATTCCAGTTGTCAAAACGAGCCTGCAGGTCTGCAATCTGTCCCTCCATCTGCTTGTTAGCCAAAGTTCTGGTCTCGGCATTTTTCGGGTCCAGATCTGCATTGATGGACAACCATTCCTCATTGTTGGCAATATGTTCTCTGAGCTGGTTGATACGCTTCTGCAAAGCCTGCTTCTCGGCAACAATATTAGCGAAAAGCGCCTTGCGGTCTTCCCCGGCTGTTTCTTGCAGATATTCTGCAGCAACCTTAGGGTCGGTCTGAGTATCAGAATAGTCTGGCTGACCAGCTGCATAGCCAAAGATACCCTTCTTATATCGCTCCTGCTTCTCAGCCTCAGCCTTGGCAGCATCATCATTGGCACGCTGTGCGTCCTCGGCATCCAACTCGGCACCAATAGAGGCATCGAGCGCATTCTGTCGCCAGGCATTAAATTCGTCCTTACTCAGGGCGATATTGTCCTTGCCATCAGAAAGCACAATCTTGCCATCCTCGCTATAACCTGCAAAGGTCATTTGCATAGGTTCGTCACCTGCTTCCATGGCCACCTCTACGGTGTCGCTAGGCTTCAACCCACTGCCATCAAACTGAGATCGGAATTGCTTATATCTAGCATCCACCTGCTCAGCAAACTGCTGATTAATGTAATCATCCATAGGAACAGGCGTACCCACTTCCTTAATGTCGGCACTAGAAACCTGCTTGATGGTAGGCTGTCCCTGCTCGTCAGGCACAACCACGAAACCGCCACCATATTCATTGGCTTTCTTCAAGAATACCTGCTGACCTGTAGTAAGGGTAGCTGGCACGATGTTTCCGTCTTCCGTCTGATATGGCCAAAGCTGCTCCTTCAATGCCTCGCCATAGCCATCATCGGCATGCTGCAAAGCATCATAAACGCCCATCTTGGCATCCTGAGCCTCCACATATTTATGCACAGCATCCTGCTGCGCCGGAGTCAAAGAATTGGCACGCTGAGCCACAAACTGCTCCATGTCCTTGCCATCCTCGTATGCCTTCACCACAACATTCATCTGTGCCTCATCACCGCCAAAAGCACGCTTCAATCGAGCCTTCGAAACATCATCGTTATGATCAATCGCCTTCAAGCCCTCAGCATCCCCATTCTGATAGGCATTCTGTCCCATCACATAGGCATCAGGCTTGCTTTCATTGGAAGCTGCTTCACCCTCAACAGGTGGCGTTGGTGGCTCTGTAGGTGGAACCTCAGCAGCAGACTCCTTACCACCAGCAGAACCATCTACCGGAGCTGTACCCTCAACAGGTGCAGCTGGCTTCTCTCCCTCAACACCGCTCTGTTCAATGCGCTTCTGCTCATTGCCATGGGCTGTATTGTAGAGATCATCCATCGTCTGCTTCATTTCACGTTTCAGTTCGATAGAGTTGTAAAGCTCCTTAAGATAAGACTCCACCAGTGGCGCATACTTCTTATCTTTCGATTCCAAAGCCTTACGAAGTGTACCGCGCGCCACACCATGGGAATCCTCAAACGTATTGACAAACTCCCTCATCACGGAACTGTTTTCAAGGGCGCTGTCATAATAATGGCGATAAGCATCAACCTGCTTCTGCTCCTCCTCAGTAAGGATGATGCCCTTCTGCTGTTTATCCATGATGTCCTTGATGGCACCAGCATTCTGATGAAGATAAACCGCTGCCTTATCCTCATCCGTCAATTTCTCACCCATATTGTATTTCTGCGCTGCCTTGTTGTATAAGCCATCAAGATGCTCCTGCGTAAACTCATTGTGGAACTCACCTTCCAGCACAGAAGCCAAGCCCAAAGTCTTCTCATACTCCAGTTTCTTATCAGCCTTCTGAGCCTCATCAAGCGAAGAATACTCCTGTCTGTCAATGATACCGCCATCCTTATTCAAGGTTTCGAGATAAACCTTTCCGTCATTATCCATAGGCTGTACAATGACGGAATCAACCACAGGCGAGAAAGAAGAAGGGCGCTTGCCTTCCACCACAGCCATCATCTTAGCCTTCAACACTTCCGGCACGCTCTTGTCGTTCATCAGATCCATATACTTCTGGGCTAACTGCCCATCAAGTCGCTGGGCGTTCTCACCCTCCACGGTATACTCCCCGATGCCCACCTTCTCAAAGGCATCACGAAGTCCATCATAGCCGAATCGCTTCAACTCGGCAATATCCTGATCTGTGAAGTCAAACTTCTTGTTAAACTCCCTTGCGTCCTTGAATCGGGCATACTTTCCCAACATGCCCGGCAAGCCGATAGCTGTAAGGTTCGCCATGCTCTCCAGGAAGCTCTCGGCTGCATCCTTACCTGTAGGCTTGAAATTCGGATCATGCGCCATACGCTCCAGCATCTGCTGCCCAGTCATGATACCGGAATCCACCACCTTTCCACCAACATCAGCAAGAATATTGGTAGCCAAGCCTCTGCCCTTGCCTACCATATTGGCGATGGTTCCACCCTGCATGATAGCACCTACGGCAGTCTGTTTAGCCACTTCGCCCAGAGTATTAGCGATAATCTTACCCACAGAAGGATTGTAAATCTTGCCATTCTCGTCAAACTGACCAGTACGATAAACCTCATCAATAGGCTTCGAGATAGCCGACTGACCACCAAAGGTAACAGCACCATGCACAGCACCGTTCTTCAAAGCCACGTCCTTACTCTTACCGATAAGTACCTTGGCAGCTCGCTCAGCCACCTTGCGCTCCATACCCTTAGCCATCAGGTCACCAGCCAGTTTACCCTCTGCCTTGGCTATCATGCTCTTGGTCAACTTGCCACCTGCTGCTCCCGGCAACCAATAACTCCAGGCATCCCCAGCAAAGGTAAGCGCACCACTAGCCACGTTCTCCCAGAAACCCGGCTGATACTGCTGATTGGCAATATCCTCCAGCCAGTTCTGATAGTCCGTCTGAACAGCCTTGCGAGTAATCTTACCCACAATAGTGTTACCCAAACCAGTCTTCATGATGTACTCAGCACTACCCTTAGGCATCATACCCTTAATCTCTAGCTGGTCGAGTTCATTCTTAAGAACAGAATTGATCATCGGCTTGAACTGCTTAGGATCACTACTCTGAGTGCCATTCAAGCCATATCGCTGCATAACCTTAAATGCAGCATTGCTCATATCATTCAGGAACTCCGGATTCCGGTAGAGCTTGCCAAACTTCTTCTGCAAACTAGAAAGCACCTTTGCAGGATCCTTGGCCTCGTTTGCCTCATACTGAGCACCAAGTGCTGTACCCAGACGAAGATTAGCCGGAATAAACTGACTTCCTTCCATTCCCTCCGTAAATGCCTTACTGCCTGCCTCCTGAGCCTTGTTGTACTCTTCCACTACAGATGGATTCACATACTTATTAATAACGCTAGAAAACGCCTCGTTAATGTCCTGATTCATCAGTCTGTCCTGCACATGCTCACGATGAGCATAGAGGCGTGTAGCAATACCCTCAGCGATGTCACGATAGTTCGGGCCATACTTGTTAACCAAACTCTGTACCATAGCTGGTTTCAGGAACTGTCCTACATAGTCATCATAGCTGATACCCATGCTGTCAGCCTCCTGCTTCAACTTATCCTGCACACCATGGCTATACCATTGCGCCTCGATATTTCTCTCAGCATCCTGCACAGTATCATCAGGCAAAGAAGCCACTACCTGGTTGGTAACGTCCATGGCCGAACGGTTGGCATATCTGCCCAGAGCAGACTGCACCATGTTCACCGCCTCCTCATTGCTATTGGCAGCACCTTCAGCCAACAAGTCTGCAACCATATTTTCGAAGTAAGTACCCTGCTTATCCGGTCTCAGCTTCCAGTTCTCCAGATAGTTGGCAAGTTTGGCATCCAACAAGCCTTCGTTATTAACCACGCTGGTTGGTGCTGCAACAGGAGTCTCTTCCTTAGATTCAGGAGAAGCCTCCTGCTGTGCTGGCTGCTGCATATTATCACCAAGAAGCATATTGGCTATCATACCACCCATCTTCTGCTCCCTGCCGATATTTCCGGCATCCACCTTCGGAATCATGCCGAGTGCTTGCGAAATAAAGCCAGGCTTCTTTAACTCGCCTCGCTGATACTCATCATTCAGCTGAGCCAAGTCCTTGAAGTTGCCAGGCTTGTTATCAGGTGAATTGAACGCATCAATCACCTCTTGCGGATATTGAGACTGTTCTTTCTCTTTAGAAGGTGAAGGTTTCTTTCCAACCTCGTTGATAGGGGTAGCGTTTCCACTGGTATCATACCACATATAGCCCTGCTTACGGTACTCGCCCACATCCTCAATAGGAACATCTACCTTCTGCTTCTTATCATCGAACATGGTGATATAACCACCTTCGAAGTCCTTAGCGAAGTTATCCATGCCTCTCTGCTGAACAACCTCATCAGGGATGTCATACTCATTGTTGTCCTTATCCCATACATGATAAGTCAACTTAGATTTGTTGTCTTTATCTGCCATATACTATGTTATTTTCTTATATACTTTGAATAATCTACCTTTGTGCTAGAAGTTCTCTTGGCTGGTTTCCCACCATAAGGGCGAACGGTTCGCTTCTTGCCTTCCTTAGCCATTTTAGCCCTAGCGTAAGCGGATGCCTGCTGTCTGTTCTTCTCGTTAGCCCAGGTTCCACCCCTGCCATCATTTCCACCGATAGACATACCATTGTGTGTAGCCCATTCATTCACATGTTTCTTAAACTTTGGGTCGTTTACATACCGGGTGTTGAAATCATCTGCCTCCTTCTGGTTGGCATTTCTCTGATTCTGTCCCTCTGTTTGCGAATTGATATGCCTAACTTGCGCTCCCTTAACGTTAACGCTAGCATTATGATCAGCAGCTCCGGCATTGGCATTGTTGGTTTGGGCATCAAGCAAATGACCCTTCTTGCCTCTCAGTTCATCTTCTGTCTTGGTCTTGGCAGTAGAAAGACCTGCAGCTGCCTTGGATGCTTCCTGTCTTGCCTGTTCGGTCTTCACCTTTTCGGGTGTCAAAGCATCCTGCTGATTCTTCTGTGATGCGCGATATGCAGCCAGCGCCTCGTTAGCCTTGGCAGCAGCCTCTGCTTGCATCTGTGCTTGCTTGTTCTGTCTGTCCTTCCAGATATTCACCATCATTTGGTCATAGCCTTTCTGACGAAGGGCATCAGTGCCTTCCCTCAGCTTGCGTTGGCGTTCGGTAAGCTCTTGTGCTGATTCTATCTTCTGCGATGGAGCACCTTGTGTTGTACCGAAAAAATTGCCAAGATGCATAAAGAAATTACTCCATTTCTCCATTTTGGCCTGCCTCTCCGCTTTCTTCCTCAAAGCTTCATTGGCAGCTACGGTTTTATCAACATCACCAAGTTGACTAAGCCAAGGCATGAAGGTAGCCCAGTCGCCACCACCATTCTTCTGGTAATCTCTCATGATGTCATAAGGCTTCATCTGCTGCAAGAGAGGATTCTGCTCTATCTCGCTATAAGGTCTGCTCCAATCGATAGAAATCCCTTGATTAGGAGTTACCTTTGTTACATCCGCTGTTGGCTGCTGTACAAAAGATTCCTTGCCATCATTTCCTGTAATACCAGTCGTATCAATGGCAGTATTCTTTTCAGGTTGCGCTTCTGTAGCCTGAGCAGTTGCAACTTCCGGCTTCTCTGCATTACCACCATCAGAAGGAAAATCAGTAAAAGGAACAATAGCTGTTGCCGGACGCTTAGGAGTTAAATCGTCACTAATAAATCCCATAATTACCTCCTTCCTTAAATTGGCAACATACTTGCAGCACCAGCCAATCCACTCGTAGCATCAGTGATACCCTGAGCAGTAGAAAGAGCCTTCTCCTTCTTGGCAGAAGCAATATAATTAGTCATTGCGTCAATCTGCGAATCAGCACCATTCCAAACGTTTTCCTTTGTCTGAGCACCTTGCACGGCAGCCTCCTGCATCATCTTGCCCACCTGCTCCTGAGCAGCTTGCTTGCTCAACGCCACCGCCTCATCAGAGCCACCACTAACAATATTCGTATTCTTAGCCTTTTGCGTGGCATCATCCAATACCTTCTGGGCATTGGTTACGGCAACTTGGTTCTCAGCAGTCTGCGTAGGGTCCTGATAATACAAATTGTCCCGATGATCCTTCACCTGCTGCAATCGGTCTTGATAAGTTTGGATATACTGATCATATCCCTTGTTTCTAGCTTTTGCAGCCAGCAGTCCACCAGCTGCAGTGGCAGCACCACCTAAAAGACCGCCTACAGAGCCTTTTAGACTACCTGCAATTTTTCCTATAAGTCCCATAAAATTCGAATTTAATGTTTAAACTGTGCTAAAGTAATGTGTTTTTATTACCTGGCGGTGATAAGTTCCGCAACTTGCACAACAACTTTCGGTATTTTTCACTATATTTGCACTCGAAAACTATCAGTAATCAATTAAATTCTTAGAATATGGCAACAAAAAAAGATAATAGCAATGAGCCGAAACCAAAGCGAAAGAAGACTGGTGGACGCAAGGCTGGAACGGCAAACAAGATAACGAAAACGGTGCGTGAAAGCCTTAGCGATGCCATCACTGGCTATTTCAACGGAATCAATGAAAAAGGCTACTCTCTAGCCAGTGACCTCATGCAGATAGAAGAACCTGCCGGACGTTTGGCAATGGTAGCCAAATTTCTCCCATACGTTGCTCCAAAACTTCAATCCATATCATTCAACAATGATGAGCATCGAAGCCTGTCTGTGGAAGAGTCCTTCATGGAGCTGGAGGAGAAATTTGAGAAACAGGAGACCACCATCAACATCAAGAATCTCAAAATTGTTAATAATGGCTAAATATAAAAAAAGGTAGCCTTCTCTAAAATTTCTGCTACTTTAGAGAAGACTACCCTATGGTATGAAATTGACTGAATCTGTCAAATATTAAGTTTTATTGGCACAATTTTAAGATATATTAGCTACTTTTCATCCCTCATGCGCTCAAAATACTTCGTCTGGTCTTTGGTGATATTCTTCACCTTAATCTGTATAGTACAGTTCTTAGGCACTGTATCATTGATATTATCCATCAGTTGCCGGATAATGTCATCCGTGTTCCGGTAGCCCTTACCTTCCACATGACCAACCACCTCACCCATGAAGTAGGCATCAGCACTGAGTTCAAACGTCTCCTCAACCTTCTCAAACACCGGAGCATGATACTCTTGTGTTCGTCTGCTAGGCTCATTAGTAAAGAAAATCTTCTCCACCACCTTCTCGTTCAGTTCCCAGGCTCTGGAGAAGTCAGGCTTCACATATCCCATGGTAATCTTGTGAGTGCTTATATGATTCAGGGCAAAACCAATATCCTCATAGTTGGCTCCCAGATCATTCTGCGCAATAGTAGCCCAGGTATGGCGAAATGTGTAAGGAGTATAGTAATTCTCAGAGAAATTCAAATGAATCTCGCATATCTTGCGCAAGAAGAAATCAATATTCGTGTCCATAGAGTGAGAACTAACATACTTTTTGTGAAACGTAAACAAGTATGAATCATCCTTAGGGGCAAGATATTTATCAATAGTTGGCAATAACATATCAGGAACCTTCATTTCTATATATGCTTTGTCTGCGCGCTTTGTTCTTGTTTTCTTGCGCTCATAATGTAAAATGCCATCATAATAATCAGCCTTCTGCATCTTATATAAATCTGCTATATTGATTCCTGCTAGGCACAATATCATCTTGCAAACATCCAAGGCAAATTGCAGATTTTCATTCTCTGGTAAGATGCTAAACAACTTTCGGCACTCTTCCATTGTAATGGCTTTCTTCTTTGCTCTATCAATCTTGGCTATATTTACCCTTTCCCATGGATTGTTTTTAATCAATATCTGGTCTGTATCATAGTCGTTATAGCGTTTCAACGCTTCTTTATACATCTTCTTTACGAAAATCGGATAAGTACTCTTGCAGGAGCGATAGCCCGAAAGACTATCAAGCCAAGATTCAACAAAAGGTACAGTCATCTGTGAAAAGAGAATCTTTTGATTTCCAGCGAATCTCTCCAGACTCTGCAAAGAGTTAGTATAAGCCTTAACAGAACCTTCTTGCAGCTCATTAGATATAGAACTTATATAACTCCGGGCAAAGTCGGAAAAGCACAGTTCCTGATCAGATTTCAAAAGATAATCTCTTACCTGTAATACAGTCCAATCTTTACTATCAACCTTGTTCAGCTTTTCCACCCATTTGTTGATAGTAGACATACATGATTCTAGCACAAAAGAGTCCTTCACTTCTTTTGTACCTTTTACAACGCCCTTATCGTTTACCACTTTATCTGTCTTCACATGAGTTTTCTTCCGATTTTGCGTAATTCGGATAAAGACGGAATAAAAACCATCAGAACGTTTGTCGAATACTACTACTTTAAATGTTGCCATACTTCATTTTTTACTAGAACCATACTAGAACATTCTCTTTAATTTGTCACATTCTACGTGCCAAACAAACAGAAATTTAAGTATGAATAACCGCATAAACAAAGCCTTTTCAGGTAATTATCTGAAATTCAAAGACATACTATCATACCTAAGATAATTTGTACTTCATTTTCATAATTACTTTATTTATACTAATTAAACTTACTTTACTAGAACAATACTATAACATTTCAATTATTATTTAATTACATTATACTCTATCAAAAGGTGATGACTAGCACCATTGCTGTCCTTATAGAGCAAATCTATAGTTACTTCATAATCATTCTTGCCTAAAGTCACATACATGTAACTTCCTGGAAGAACATTCTCAAAATCAACAAGTGAGCACCAAGAGAAGTAATCGCGGCTAGAGAGATCTATCTTCTTCCCCAACTCTAAGTTTTTAACCGTTATATCAAATTGGGACCATGTAGCTTCTCTGTTTCCCTTCTCGAAGGCACTACAACTAAATGTTGTCACCCCTTTGTCAACTTGAACCCTAGCCCAGTTACTGAACATATAAGATACACCATCTTGTATGTAATTGTACCTGGTCCTAGGTTTGTTCTGCCAATCTTCTTCAGGAAGATAATCATTGCCTGTTAAGGTCCCGGCATAGTTCACATCAAGATTATACACAAAGTTGTTGTGCTCCCTATAAACAATATGTATTGTTACGCTTATACGGTCTCCTACCCTAGTCAACACATAATAGCTACCTGATTCTATTTTGGAGCTTCCACCCTCAAAAGAATAGGTCTGCTTGCCATCACAGAAAGATATGCTAGAGTTGTACTTACTTGTAGTTAAATCAACCTTTTCACCATAGATGTAGTTAACACAGCTAAGATACAAGCTCTTGCTAGGATGCTCAGATTTCTCTAAAGCCAGGTTTATTCCAAAGTACTCATCACTGGATGGTGCAGATGTAAGAGGAGCAGAGCACCACAAAGAGTAAACATCATACCTGATATCATTCAAAGAAACCACATTGGTTTTCTCGCCAACATCTACTTCATTCAGTCCTTCCTTGCTACATGAACAAAGAAGACATACAATGAGCATTATCAATACTTTAAAACTATATTTTCTCATTTATATATATATTTAATGATTATACTCTCTTCTGAAACCTTCCTTTAGCTTCACTCATATTAACTTCCTTTATTTGCTATAGATTCGAAAGACTTCTCTAAAATATTTATAAGCCATTAAAGAGAGTTTTTATCTATACTTGCTAATAACTATCAATCCTCAACAACCATGTCACCTACGTAATGAGCCTTTAAGTTATGATATTTACCATTTTTCTTAAATGACACAACAATATCCACTGTATATATGTTGTTCCTTTTAGAAATCTGCAAATAACTATCTTCACTCACATCAGATTTAGAATTGATCCAAAAGTTATCATAGCCGGAAATCGTATATCCAGTATAAGAGCTTAATGATATTTTTGTTCCTGTCTCATAATGTGGAAGAAAGACTTCTAGACTTCTCTTTGAACTTGATACTAACTCAAAACCATAAAATTCTCCAGTGGCTCGTGTCGGTTGTTGCTCTATGATAGAGTAATCTCCTGCCACCATTTTTAATATAGGTTCCTTGATTCCATCAACTTCTATGAAGTTACTTGATGCGTCTTGATTATCATCTTTGCTGCAAGATGTCACCAACAACAAGGCAAACATCATGAATAATAATATAAACTTCAATTTCATAATTACTTTATTTATATTGATTAAACTTACCTTACTGTATCATTATCTATTTTCCACACCATCCACACAAAGTTTTTCCTTGGGCGATGGCATTAGCTTCATCTGTAGCAGTTATCTTGCCTGTAGTTCTCTTAAGAGCTGGGCAATTTCTGTCCTTGTGGTATCGCTTGGAACCAGGGCTATCTGATACATATACGTTGACTCCTGCTGTTACCTCAGTTTGGAAGGCATCAGCCTCAGCATTATTAGAAGAGGAAGACAACCTACATATTGCAAAGCCAATCATCAAGAAACCTATGCAGAAGGTCACTAGACCAAAGCAAAAGAACTTCTTTGAAAGCCTCAACTTTTTATCCAAGTCTTCTTTCGTTATGCTTTCATCAGCAGAATTAGACACTGTACCATTATAAGCATACTTTTCAAATTCTTCTCTAGAAAATCCCATTTTACCATATTTTAATTAAGCCGTTCTAATTTTTTATATTTAACTATCTTTTGTGCATCCATCAAATCTGCATGTGTGGGACCTGCTTTATATATTTTATAAAACAAAAAATTAAAAAATAACACACATGTTACAGACAAAGCTATATCAAATCTTAAATACATCAATAAAGCATAATAGAAAGCGAGAAAAGCAAGAGTAAATCTGAAAAGCAAATCCGGCTGTTTCCAATATGACAGAACGTAAGACTTTCTAATTTCCTTAAGCATAAGCAAATCATGAATAGATATTCTCAATAAATATTGCGCACAGATAAACATACTCCATAAAGCAACTTTCATAGTAAAAACATTTGGAGCGAATAATGTGACTAAAAAAGCCACCAATATTATCAATCTGCAAAACAACATTAAAATAAATACCATACTCACCACATCTAATTATCCTACATGTACATGACTTCTTTCAGAAAGACCTTGAATCTCTCTCAATACCTTATTCTCTGCCCTGAGAGCTATTACTTCCCTTTCCAGGTCGCTCAGGTCTACTGTATTTGTATTTGTAAGCGATGTAGTATTATCATCTGAACGGAAAAATTCAGCAACATCTACCCCAAGGACTTCGGCAAGATTTTCAACTGTACTAACTTTTACGTCAGCACCATTCAGAAGGTTATCCAACGTAGTTCGACTAACCTTCATCTTAGAAGCAATGTCTATCTTGCTCAGTTTGCTGGACACGATAATGTTCACTATTCTTTGCGTATTCATATTAAAATCCTTTAAATGTTCAACATAGTGGGTTAATATCTCTTAAATATGCCCACCAAACTATACATGTTTAAAAAGTTTATTGTACTTTTGCACCGTAAAGTTAGTAAATAAATAAATAAGTACCAAATAAATTTGAAGAAAAATGAAGAAAGAAGATAAAAAGTTCCAGATGCGCCAGATAGACTGTTCGTTTGTCCATTTCATACCGGGCTTACAAGCGGATTGATAGACGAAGAAGGAAACCATCAAGGCGGTAACCCAGTTTGGCATGGTATGGCAGTCAGGATGAGTGCAGACGATGAGGAGTACATCAACCTCAGCCACGCATGGCACAAGAAATCAGAAATGCCAGACTCCATGGACGAGACAATCGTAGTAGCCGACAAAGACTACATGAACCCAAAGATTATAGATTTGGGAATTATTAAAAAGATCCTGTCCAAAAGGGGGCCAAGCATGAAGCAACAACAAATGTGGAATTTTATAGGCACAAAAGTAGATTTCGTCTACTGGTCATACTACACATGCTTTATTCCATCAATAACATTATAAGGAAGGAGGCACAAGATGAAAAAAAATAAAGCTCTATTCCTCGATATTATGCTCAATGACAGATTTGTATGCACACTGAAATACATGTATTGTCCATTGTTCGTGATAAGATACGAGGAGTTAATAAAGTTTGTTCTCGATAAGAGACCGTCTTTGAAAGGCAAGCCGTTCAGAATAATGTTTAAATAACAAGGCAATGAAAAAGATAATGTTCAATGACCAGTACGGTCTCACACAAGCTGTTCTGGAAGGTCGCAAGACTCAGACCAGAAGAATCGCCTATCAAAAGCCTTTCAAGTTTTACTGCAATTGCGGTTTCTGTACGGAAGGAAAAGACAAAGGCAAGCTCTTCATCAATGATGGCAATGAGATTGTGGCAAAGTCCACTTATAAAATAGGTGAAGTCGTGGCAGTCGCACAGAGTTACAGCCACATTCCGTGTGCAGAAGAAACGGAAGAAACATTTAATGAGGAAGTTGCATCCGCAGGATGGGGCAACAAGATGTTTGTGAAGTCTGATTTGATGCCTCACCAAATCATGATTACCAACATTCGGTATGAAAGACTACAGGACATCAGCACCGATGACTGCATGAAGGAAGGAATCTACTGTAGCCACATTGAAGGCATTGACGATGCCTATTCATTCGATGCCACAAATGATAGTTTTGAAAAGAAATGGTGGTACAGAACTCCTATCCAAGCATACAAGATGCTTAGCTGTAAGCTCCACCTCCATTGGGGCAGCAATCCTCTCGTCTTCGTTTACGATTTCGTTCTAGTTAAATAATAATTCAATTAAAGCAATATGTCAGAAGAAACATTACCACTCAGACCTCTGATCAGGGAATTGGCGTTAGGTCAAACCATCGACTTCCCTATCAAGAGAATGTTATCGGTCAAGAGTAGTTGCACTGATCTCGGTGCCATCTATTCCCGAAAGTTCAAGACCAAGCTCAACCGGGAGCAAGGTGTTATCACAGTAACAAGAATCAAATAAAGCAATATAGTCATGAATCAAACAGTACAAATCCAGTTCGCTGACAAGATGGTCTCTTTCGACACATTCCTATCAGCATTACGCAATGTAGTCAAGGAAGAAATTTCCAAAGCTGTAGGCAAGCGACCATTCATCACTCAAGCCAAGGCTTTTGATGCCTTCGGCAGACGCAATGTAGAGCGATGGGTGAAGGAAGGCAAGGTCAAGGTCTACGGACGTGGCAAGAACGGCAAGATTACTCGCTACGAATACCGGGTGTCCGAGCTGGAAGCCTGTGCCTTTAAAGTTCAAGACTATCTTTCATAAAGATATTAAGGTTCATAAATGAAACTATGATTTTAGTTATTTAGATATTGTTTGTGCAAGCGTCTTCGTGAGAAGATGGGTGTACTTCTAAGCTGTTAGAGCCTGGGCATCAAATATCATGCGTTAACGAGCGATCTCTTGTAGTTGGAACATTCCATAAGAATAGATCTTGCAAATCAACTTTGCTCATCCCTAGCCCAGGCTCTTTTGTACTTTTGCAATAACCCTTTTAATTCATACGCCAATGAAGATAATAAGAAACAGGCTCATCCCTCCACCGGGATTCAGCTATATCAATATCTGTGGGGTCCTCTTCACCAGAAGAAATCGCCCCATAACTTCTATAGAGGAAAGACATGAGAGCATCCACACCCGGCAGATGCAGGAAACGCTCTACATCTTCTTCTATCTCTGGTACCTTATCGAATGGCTCATCAAGCTAGCCATCATCCGTGATTCCAGGAAGGCATACCGTGCCATATCCTTCGAGCGAGAGGCATACCTGTATCAGGCTATCCCCGGCTATCTCGAAGAAAGAAAACATTATTGTTGGTTAAAACATTTATAGAATATGAAAACAGTCAAGATCATTCTTTGCATCGCCCTTTGGATATTCATCATCTGGGCATGCTTATACAAGCTCTCTCAGGGCATCCACGACGAGAATCTGATTTCTCAGATGTCACAGTGCACCTATGATGAGATAGTTGATACGCTCACCACTCGCAATGGCTTCCAGCCAACCGAACATCAGATAGTAACCTACTATTATGAGCGCTATCAGAAGTAAGAGCACCTATGCAGCTCGCAAGTGCCTCCTATGCCCTGATGGGCGTAACTGCATCAATGGCAAGTATTGCCTTAAGCACAAAAGATACGTGCAGCATCAGGAGAAACTTCCTTGCGAATAAAACACAAGATAAGAAGATGGAATCAGAAACAGCAGAGCAAAACCGCAAAGCCCGGCAGCGAGAATACTATCTTAAGCATCGTGAAAAAATGCTAGCCTATTCTCGCAGATACCTCCAGGAGCATCCTGAGAAGAAGAAGCTATATCAGGAAAATGCAGCCCGGAAACGAGCAAACGGCACAAGATATTACCAGCGTTATTATCAGCGCCACAAGGAAAGATTGCTGGCATTCTCCAAGCAATGGCACCTGGATCACCCCGAAAAGGTGAAGGAATACCAGCGCAGATACTATCAGAAGAAAACTGCAGCCAAGAGAGAGAAGAAAAAGCCGAATCCGGACATAGATAAGGCTAAATCCCTCTTCCGTGATCCAGCCATGGCAGAACATCTGCAGTGGCTCTTCAATCACGCTGCAAGCAAAAACAAATAAATCATCAATCAGGACATGGAACAGCCTCCTGACTAGGCAGAAATATCCATAGCGTTAAGTAAAGACTACGCCTATTATTATATAAATCCGACCCCACGGAAAGACGTGAGCCTTCTCTAGAAGCAGTTCCAGTCCATTAACAGAAAGGAAGGTGTGATAGTGATATGACATAAAAATGTATTTAATTCTTTGAAAGTGAAAATAATATTCAATATTAATTTCTCTCAATCGGTACTTCCACCGGGCAACCCATTTCGCCCGGTGGGTTTCAAAAAAAATAGATATGGAAAAGGAATTTTGGAAAAACATTCCACGTTACGCCAACCAATATCAGGCATCCACATTCGGCAGAATCCGAAGGCATCCAAGGATGGTGGACAACAATGGCACACTATGTCTGAAAAAAGGTGCTATCGTTACCCAGAACATAAATGCTCGCGGTTTGTTCCGTGTTCGTCTTTTCTATGAGGGTAAGATGCACGAAGAATTGGTTCATAGGCTGGTGGCTGAGACCTTTATCCCCAACAAGGCGAATCAACCATTCGTTAGGCATAAGGATGGAAAGCTCACCAATAATCATTTCTCCAACCTCTCTTGGTGCTCCCGACTTAGTGTATATTCCGTTAGTCGCAAGAAGTCTAAGGCACTGAATAGCAAGGCTATAGTTATGAATAATGGTACAACCACACGTTGCTATTTATCCATCAAAAATGCCGAAAGACGTACTGGTATATCGGCATCCAACATCTGCCAAGTGTTACGAGGCAAGCGTAAGACCGCAGGAGGTAACTCCTGGTCCTACAAACAATGAGTTACAATATAATAATGTAATTTCTACATTCCAAATAAAGAAGAACAATAAAAATGAAAACAGATGGCTACATATTTACTCCAGAGCTGTTGCAGTGGCGTTACTTCCATCGTCCTGTGGTCGTGCAGGTGCTCATCTACGTACTCCTGTCTGCCACCCACAATGAGGCTTCCGCTGCTACGCTCTCCTTACGTCTGCTCGCTGATCGGCTCCATACCTCGGTCAAGTCTATCCGCTGTGCCATCGATGTTCTCATACAGGAGCGCATCATCACAAAATGCAGCTCCCCAAAAGCCTCAACAATAGTGTATGTTAACAGTTCGCATCCACTCTCCCACTGCATACTACCCTATCAAAACCCACAAGGGGCACAGAATGGGGCACTCTTTAGGGCACAGATAGGGGCACAATCAGGGGCACAGATTTTAACTTCGCAAGTTACTGATACACAAGATTGTGCAGCGTATCTTCAAGACAAAAAGGGCACAGATAGGGGCACGATTAAGGGCAAAGATGGGGCACGCTCTAGGGCACACCCTAAACAAGGGGCACACCAAAAGGCACAGTCTAGGGCACAGATTAACAATCCCGAAACCCCTTTAAATAAAGGTGATTCCGAAGATTTAAGCAAAGTCAAGGGCACAGATAAGGACACAGCCAAGGGCACAGAAGTAAGAGAAAAGAAACAAATAAAAGAAAATCTTTCCCCTGAAACCCCTATAAAAGAAAACAAACAAAGAAAAGAGAAAGCCCACCCCCACACACAAAAAAAAGAAAAAGAAAAAAAGTCGGTGGATGCTGAAACTCAATTCTCGGAAGTCTTAAGACTCTTCAATCGCCTCTTTCTAGGCACGCAGGTCAAGCCAATCTCAAAGATGACTCCCGATCGCAAGAAGATGGTGGCAAAGTTTATCTCAGACTATTCCTTCGAGGATATAGAACCGATGCTTCGCAAGGCTCTCAACTCCGATCTGCTCTTAGGGCGCAAGGATGGTGGCTGCTATATCTCCTTCAACTGGCTCTTCACTCCAAAGAACTATGAGCCTCTGATGGAAGGAACATTCGACAACCCTACCGTTGAAGCCTCAGCTGGTAAAAGAACAGCCCCAAAACCACCAAACTGTTTACCAGCCGAATCTCCGAAACCTCAGCATGAGGAAACCAACGAAGAGATAGAAGCCCGGCTAAAACAGAAGGAAGAAGCCCAAAGAGCCAAGGACAAGGCAGAAACCGAAGCCCTACGCCAGAAGTACCAGGAATGGATAGAAAGCGCAGCTAAGAATCCCAATGGCTCAATGGCAAAAATGGTTCGACAAGCCTACGATAATGGCACACTCGCCAAGCTGGGCATCGTCTGGAATCCGTCAGTAGCCGAAGAAGAACAGTCGCTAGCCGATTTGGATGATCAGACCCAGAGTTATCTCCAAAGTCTCCTCAACGATTAAGTAACGAATTTTTAAAATCATACGAATATGGACAGACAAGAATTAATCGACCGTCTCAACGGCAATTGCCCAGAGTACACGAAGAAGCCTCAGCAGAAGAAGGTGCAGCGTGAAGGTCAGTTGCAGATAGCCTGTGTACGATGGTTTCGCCTACAGTACCCGGCATTCTCCACCCTCTTCTTCCATCCCAAGAACGAGGCAGAATCCTATGGCAAGAAGATAGCCATCAATGCAGCAGCCGGAGTAGTGCCGGGCGTTCCCGATCTCATCCTGGCTCTTCCATCCATCAGATATGAAGAGAACATCGGTGACCTCAGCCCCCACAAGGCTTTCTATCATGCCCTGGGCATAGAATTGAAGTATGGCCACACCAATCAGCAGTCAGCCCATCAGAAGGAGTTCCAAGCCTTCTGGGAAGCAGCAGGCTATAAATACGTCCTCTGTCGCTCATTAGAGGAAGTGAAGCAGCAAGTCGATGACTACATGCGCCACGCTCCCCTCTCTGCCCGGCAGGATGTCAGCGTAGTCTATCACTCTGATCCGGCAACCGAGTCAAACAAGAAATTATTAAATAAAATCATCAAAAGCAAGAAGTAATTATGCAGAAACTACTATAAATCATACATCTATGGGCAATTACATAAAACAAAACCTGATGCAGTCAACACCATCGGTTGCTGATCAGGAGAAAATGAGGATGTGCAAGTTCTGTGTACATAGTCACATCAGCGACCTCGGCTACAACCATTGCTGGAAGTCTGATAGTGTCACTTATAATGGAGATTCCCCTACAGGCATCTGTAGCGCATACAGAGATAATCGGATTTGGAAACCCTATTATTTCTCTGGCCTCATGTCACGCTACAGGGGTAACATCTGCTGGGCAAGATCAGTCCACGACTCTCCAGCAAAGGGAAAGAGCCGTATTTTCAAATACGAAGTCATCGACCCGGTAGCCTCAACAATAGAAACCCTCCTGCCTAAGAAGTTCGCCAAGGAGTACATCCCTGCCACTCCCGGTTCAAAGCCTCCACATACTATGAAGGAGTATGAGAAATGGGACGCCTATTGTTTCGGTGGCTACGACCCACAACTAACAGAGAAGCAAGAGGCAAGAAATTACAATGAAGCCCACTGGCAGCAAATCCTTGCTCAGGAAGCAATAGAAAAACAATTAAAACAAGAAGCAATATGAAGAAAAGATATTTTTACGTAGTCGCATCATTCATGCGCAAAGACATAGCCAACACATGGCGTAAGGTTGACTTTACCCTTATGAAGGATGATGGTTCAGCATTATTCCCTCTTATGGAGGCTTTCAAGGCGATTAATGAAGGATATTCAGAGATAGCTGATCCTGCAACTATCCAGTTCGACAACTGCATAGAAATCAGCAAGGAAGACTATGAGGCTTTCAACAATCTCAAAAATTTAGTCAAAGTGAATAAGTAGAGATAGTAGTTGCCCCCACTTAGCCACCGTTCCCAGCGATTCCATCGCTGGTCCCTCAAAAAGAATATTAACAAAGAAAAAGTAATTATTATGCAAACAGATTTTAAAATCACCGCCCCAGTCTTGGATATGAATGTTATCCAGAAGGCTGCACAAGATGCCGCTATGAAGGCTGCACTCGAAGAAGTAAAAGACTACTATCTCGGTTACAATTCACCTTACAGAAAGCAGTTGAAGGAATACATGGCAAAGAATGCACCTTCTACTCGTCTCGAATTGCCTGAGTTCTCAGAGTTGTTGAGCCAATCCCTGACTGCCGAGATAGAGAATTTCGTCAACAAGAAATGTGTCGAAAGCTTTGCGCAAGAACTTCGAAAAGGATTCACTCATCTTAAAGAAGAAGGTGATGGAACCATTTTGCTCACCAATTTGGCAGAAGACATGATGAAAAAAGTAGATCTGGAAGATGTTGATAGCAACAACAGCTTTGAACTTGAAGTATCTGACAAAGATTTCTATGGTTGGAAGAAAGTACATATCAGTATCTGTGAAGATGGCGAAGAGACGGAATATAATTTCACTCTCGCGAAGATTGGTAGTGATGATACATACAGCATCTTAGGTTTGCCAACAAAGAATTCAGATGAAGAATACCATTTTGATACAATAAATGTACAGAACAGAAAATGTACCATTTCATTCCCGATGTTCTCCGGTGTCAGTAACGACCACATCCTGCTTGTTTTAGCCAGATGCATTATGTTCGATGCTCGCATACGAATTGATAGCAATTACATCTTTAAGAAATCAAACGAATTTGAAGACGATTAAAGCGTATGACAAAGGAAGAATATGAAGAAATGCGTAACACCATCGACTCCGTACGCGGATACTTCTACTCCATCGAAGAGCTAACCAAGGTCAGAGATCTTGTACAAGAAGTTGATGCATCAAACATGACTATACTAGAAAGCCCTGTAAAGTTTGAAATATTCATCCAGGGAATGTGCAGTGATACAAACGGAGACATCACCAAGTATCTCGATGCAGAAGCAATCCGCTACATCAGAAGTGCCATCCTCCGAAGATTAAATAGACGTATCGCATTTTTCGAAAAGCAGATAGAAAACATTAATTACACCAAACGTAAAACAAATAAAAAGTAATGAAGATAAAATTAATCAAACCAACAAAGTGCGCTCAGGATGTTCACGAAACGACAAAATATCCACGCCCATGGTTTAAGCCGAAGCCAGAGCTTCCAGCAGGTACGATTTTGGAGGTGGATAAAGTCTGGCAAAATTTCTATGGCAGATATTATCGCTGTCAATTGCCAGAAGAAATGAAAGATAAAGGTTATTCTCTTCCATGGTACGACATCCCTATTGAGAATGCAGAAAAATGTAACAATTAAATTTAAATCATAATAATTATGGCAATAGTAAATGTAGATTATTCAGAGTTCGAAACCTTGAAGAATCGAGTAAAGGAATTAGAAGAGACCGTAAAAGAGAAGGATAAGACCATTGCTTCCCTCAAAGACGGTTCCAGAGTTATCATCCGCAAGGAAGTGCAAATAGAGTACGAGACATTCAGTGAACCATATCGTAGATTGCGTGGCATTGACAAAGACCCTTTGTATTCACAAGATGATAAGCCAAGACGCACTGTTGAGACCTCTGAGTCTTACCTTGGCTTTGAAGATGTGCGCTTGAAGGTTGAAGAGCAAATGAAGGACGAGATAAACCGTAGCATCAAGCAGCGAGACGATTCACGCGAAAGTTACGAATCCTCTGTTCAGAAATACAAGGAGAAAGGAAAAAAGTTGGCTTACAAGGAAAAGTCTCTCGATGATGAATACGCCAAAAAGGAAGAAGCACTCATTTCTGAATATAAGGAGAAGGAAAAAGCCCTTGAAGCAGACTATCTTGCCAAGGGCAAGGCATACAAGCAGCAATTGGAAGCAGACTACAATAATTACATAAAGAAAGCTGCTCGCTTGCTATTCATCTACAAGAGTGCTAAAGAAGCCCTGTCTCTCCTCAATGCCAATCGCTTCTTCAAGCCAAAGGGCGTTGAAAGCATTCTGGCAAAAATAATTCAAAAGTGTGAAGAAGTGTGAAGAATTAGCCAATGGAAAGAATACAGAACGAAATCAGTAAGCTTCGCCATGAGCAGCATCTGAGTGAAAGACTGCAAGAAGCCCAGCTTCGACAGATAAAGCGTGAGCACGATGGTCTCCACAAGTGGATAACCATCAAGCCAAATCTCAGCCTCCTCTGCCGGATAGACGAGAAAGGCAATCTCCTCTCCAAGGAACAGGAACGCATCAGAAAAGTCAAACAAACTTTAGGTATCAAATAAGATATGAGTGAAGAATCAGTATTATCCTTTCGCAAGCTGGTTTCAGCTATGCGAACCACGGAAAAGGAATATTGGGCACACCGCGATAAGAAGATGCTGCGCCAGTCCATCGAACTTGAAAAGCGTGTTGATGGCATCATCATGAAGGCAGACGGAAATGATGTCCCTCAGAACGACAATGGCACATTCTTCCTTCTGGTAGCAGAACTTAGAGCCTCAACCATCCAATATTTCCAAGAGAAGAAGAAGCCACAGCCCGACAAGGAACTGGTCAACTCCCTCTTCAAGACCATCAAGGAGAAAGAAGCCAAGATAGATAAGATGCTCATACGTCTCAAAGACGAGCAGATAAAGAAAGATGGCTACATCATCCAGTACCACGTCATGGAACGTATGCCAAGAGCACATCAGGCTCATTCTATCTTTAATTCCTCGGATGAGCAGCTTGCCAATATAGAGTTGAATGAGCAATACCGCCATCCCGACCCTCCTGGCACAATGTATTTCATCTGCAAGAAATATCTTGGCAAAGACGGAAAACAACTATCTCAGGAAGAGGTAGACAAAATTATTAATAACAATTTAAATTCTTAAGATTATGAACAAGACAGAAAACAAGCCTCAGGAAGAGGCTAAGACACAAGACAAGTCTCAGAACCAGCCAAAGGAGTCCTTCGTAGGCACAGGTAACGGTTCTTCCCTCCGTTCTCGCACAAGCACCTGGTTCGAGTGTAAGGTGCGCTATGAGAAGACCCAGGAGGATGGTAGCGAGAAAATGGTAAACGAGCAGTATGTTGTTGATGCCCTCTCCTTCACCGAGGCAGAAGCTAGCATCATCGATAACATGTCCGTCTATGTCTCAGGCGAGTTTAAGGTTGCCAACATCAACCCAGCCAACTACAACGAGATTTTCTTCTCTGATATTGATGACGATGACCTTTGGTTCAAGGCTCGTTTGGCTTTCATCACCATTGATGAAAAGAAGAATAAGGAGAAGCGTACCTATGTCAACTACCTCATCCAAGCCAAGTGCATCGAGCGTGCCAAGCGCTATGTTGATGAAGTCATGGGCAAGACCATGAATGACTATGAGTTGAAGAGCCTCAGCGAGACCAAGATTTTTGATGTCTTCGAGCATGAGCCTTCCACTGATAACAAGCAGAAAGAGAAGGACGGTAAAACCGAGTAATCGCTGACAATTCTTGCGCAATTTGGTTCTCAACAAGCTAAGTTGCGCAAGTTATCACTTCTCTTCCGCACATTTCTCGTATCTTAGCCCCACATTATTAATATATATAACATCAATCATATATGAAAAAGTTGAAACGTTTAATCATTTACCTAAGCCTCTGGTTTATCCGCCAGATGGGTTACAATCTCCCATCCCTCCGTGAGGCTACTTGTATCGTTCCCGGTCAACTCTATGACCATTTCGGTCGTGTTGTCAGGGCTGTACCCAGTAAGCCAATAGATAATGAAGTTGGTAGCAAAGAACAGAAAGATGTTCCTGATCATTGTCTTCAGTGCGATCTGTACAACAAGCATATCCCTTGCTCCTTCAATCATCAGATGGCAAACGGCAACGACATCTGTGAAAATCATCATTTTGAAATCATCTGCCTCAACACTGGCAACATCTAAAGATTACTCATTATGGAAAAGCAAAAAACAAGATACAGACTCGATAAGAAAACCGGTCATCTTCTAGAAATCCCTACTAAGAAGCAGGTTCGTGAAAACGTTAAGAAGATTCGTGAGCAAAATGGAAAAGATCAGTTACCCCAATCTCCGGTCACTATTCATGAGACTCAGGCAGAGAAAAACTTCAAAAAGGTCCAGAAGGTCATCGACCGCATGCACGCCAAGGCGAAACTGCCCGATTTTCTCTCCATGGCTCGACATAAGTTTCTCTCCACCGTCTGTGTAATCAATAAGCCGGGCAAACAGCGTAGCCTACTTCCTGATAAGAAAGGCCGCTTCGTTATGCTCTGCCATGGCAAGATGGCTAAAGTTTTCACTGCCGATGTTTGTCTTCTCGTTAAGATCCAGAAGTCCATCATCAAGAAACATGAAATGGCACCAGGTGGAGAAGTGACCACAGAGCATTGGCAGGATGGTAGCTGGAGCATCGTACCGTGCCGGGCAGACAAAAGTAATTACACCACCATTCAGGAGGTCCGTCTTCGGCCATGGTTCTTCCTTCATCGCTACTGGTACGAGATCACCTTTGATGGCAGGGTAGAGCCAGCCATGATGTTGAATGATTACAACCTCAACCCTACCCTTCGCAAGAAGCATTTCTACGTTACCAGGGAATATGTAAAAGTACGTAACCAGGATGCCGAAAACGACTACTTCCGTTTCTGGCTCCACAAACCTACAGATTATGCAGAACGAAACTGATATTTACATCCTCAACCGTCCACGCCATCAAAAGCGTGGGCTAACTCTCAACAAGAATGGGCGCATCACTCTGCGCTCATCCCCAATTAAACTTCTGGGATTGGAGCGAGGAGATAAGATCATCTTCTTATTCCACGACTCTCAGATGTACATTGTCAAGTCTTCCAGCCATAACCTTGCTATCCCTCTATATGGGCGCAAGTCTCAACTCCACGGTTGCAGCGCCAGCACCGTCAAGGAACTCTTCAATCATATACCAGGCATTCCACCTGATACTCAGGAGATAGACTTGGTAGTCTCTGACCACCTCGAAAACATCATGATATGCAATGACATCATTCAGGCTTTGGCAGTAGTCAATCGTGCCGACCCATCCCATTGCCGATAATTAAACATTTAACATTAAAACAAAAGAAATGCAACAATCAATCAGATACAAAGGTCTCAGCCTCACACCCGATGAAATGGCAGTAGAAAACGGTGCGCTATCCCTCTGTGGCAATTTAGAGCTGCACGATGGCGCATTGCGCCCTGCCATTGTCGCTGGCACCAGTCTAGCCTCAGCGCTATATATAGGTAATTCTGCCAGCATCGCCACACTCCTCTATATCCACGAAACAGGCAGTTATCACCACCTCATTGGTATTCGCACAGAATCTAGAGTTTCAACCCTCTATTGGTTCGATTCAGATGGTTCCTACATGAACATCATCTATACCTTTTCTTCCGGTGTTTCCATTCTCTCAGTCAATTCAGTAGGCAACACTCTCATCGTCACCGCCACCGATGGCATCCATTATGCCATTTTCTACCCCGATAGTTCCGGCTACGGTTTTTACCAATGGTTGGGACAAAAGCCACCATTCTTGCATATAGGCTTTTCTATTGATGCGGCCAACCATGCTGGTGATTATGACCTTGGTGGCATTGATAGCAAGAGCAGCAGCAATGGCTTCTGGGATTGTTTTCAGCAGACCAACTTCTCTTGTGCTGAAATTTTCAGTGTCGTAGCCAATGATAGTTTTAGCCTGGGCGAAATATGCGCCAGTATCAAGGAAGAAAAGCAGTCCGACATAACCCAGAGCATTTATGCCCTTGTCAATCGCACCAACAATGTGATTGCTCGCAATGGTCGGTTCTATGCCAATTTCTTCGTCCGCTATTGTTATCGCATGTTTGATGGCTCCATGATTATGCATTCAGCTCCGGTATTCATGCCTGTGCAGGTTCCTAATTCCTATGCCGTAGCCTGTGCCAATCTTACGTTCAATAATTCAGATGTAGTAGGAGACGTTTTCAAGGGCAAGATCAATGTCAAGGACACGGTAAAATTCTCTCGCCCCGATGGAGATTATCAGCCTTTCGAAATCACAATCACTAAGGCTGCATTCTATTATTATCCTCGCAATGTCTCCCTTCTTTATAGCCTCAGTGGAGACACTGACCAGCTTAGGTTGTGGAAAGATGTCATCAAGTCCGTTGATGTGTTCATCACTCCACCTATCACCAATATTGATACGGCAGCGAAAATCACGTCTCTCGCCATCTATAAACCTAATTATGGCTTAGGTGTTGGAAGGGTTGATAGTTATACCTACGCCAGTGATCAGGAGAAAGTAGGATGTGTCAGGGTCAATTTCCCTACCATTTCAGATGATGTATATCACAATAAGTTAGCCAACACATCAGCCTTCTACAAGGTATGCTCGTTGAATCTTGAAGAACTCAGAGAATGTAATGAAATAGCTCTCCCGGTCGATAAGCAAGCTATATACGAAGTCTCTTTGCATGAACAGATGAAAGACGATTACAAAACCCACAACAGCCTCCTGGCATCAGGCAGCTATGTCTACAATCATCGCCTCAATCTGTATGGAGTCAAGGAAGTTCTCTTCTCCGGCTTCAACCGCAAGGTCATGTTTCCGTATTCGTCACTGTTAAATTCCGATTCCACCAATTCATACACTCAGAATCATTATCGCATTGATAAAATAGTCACAGTTATCAATACCTCGTCCGGAACAAAGCATGTCGTTGTCAATGATGACAGCGGAAAGAATGTAGATGCCTATATGCTCGCCAATCTGGTCAAGTTCTATCCTGATTCCAGAGCCACGCAGATGATTATTTATGCTACGAGAATGGAAGATTCCATCCCTTACGTCTTCTCATTTCCGCTAACGTCATGCAACGAAATCAATGGGTCCATGCACATGGGCGATTTCAACCGCAGGATAGAAGAGTTCATTCATGGCACATATTCGTATACTGCAGATGATGTAGTTGATTTAAGCAACAAACTCTACACGTCAGAGGCCGACAACCCTTTCCATTTCCCACTCAATGCCATCAATACCGTAGGCATCGGAACCATCCAGGGCATAGCCTCCACCACGCGTGCCCTCTCTCAGGGTCAGTTTGGTCAGTACCCTCTCATGGCGTTTTCCACAGATGGTATCTGGGCACTTGATGTGTCTTCAACCGGAACCTACAGCAGCATCCGTCCTATCAGCCGGGAAGTCTGCTCCAATCCGGCAAGCATCACACAGCTCGATCAGTCTGTTGCATTCGTCACCAATCGCTCACTCAGTCGCATAGTAGAATCTCAGATAGTGTCAATGACCGATGTCCTTGATGGCCCTTATTTCAACATCTCGGCTAATCTCGGCAAACTCGCCAACTACTTCAAGGAAGAAGAAACGGACGTTGAAGATATCAAGGATATGAAATCACAGATGCGACAGCTCATCAACTTCTCAGAGCCACCAATCGACTTCTTCCAGCATTGCAAGGTCATCTACGACTACAAGAACTCTCGCATTCTTTGTCTCGATGTCAGCAAGAAGTCGATGGAAGCCACGGCAGATACCGTAGCCTTTAGCTATTCCGTCAGAGATCAGACTTGGAGCACCTTCATCATCAAGAACGTACTCACGGCCATCAATTCCTACCCTCACCCCTACATACAGTATCGTGACGGTAGTGTCATGTGCCTAGACCTGGGCTATAACTATTCCGATCCAGACGAAACCGAGTATGCCGGAATCCTCGTCAGCAGAACCCTAAAGTTCGATGAAGACAATGTACCGAATGCCATCACAGGCTTCATCCATTCCCTCACCACCGATGTCAAGCCTGTCATGTGGCTCTACGGTAGCAATGACAACCAGCATTGGCACTATCTGGGTCGCACCAATGCCCCCAAGAGTCATTACATGAGCAGCCACAGCTTCCGTTATTTCCGCATAGCCCTCTATCTCTGGCTAGAGTCCAAAGATCAATATTTCGCCACTCGCCTCGAAGTCATCCGTCGCTTCAACAAGTTCTAGCCAGAAAAAACCAAGAGCCTTCGCAAATCAGGAGAATCCCGATAGCGAAGGCTCTTTCCATAAACACCCAAAATAATGAAGAAAAAGAATAGCCTCAAAAATAAAAAGCCCCCGTTCCAGGCGATTCCATCGCCTGGTCCCAGATAGCCCCCCAAGAAAAGCCTCTCTACGTAAAGCTAGGTCGTCTCAGTGTATAGTTATCCCGGCTCAGCAAGTCGCTCTTGATGTTATTGTAGTCTGCGGTAGCGCTTTCCCCATACGTTCCAGCCTTATCCGCAAACTGATCCATCAGGAACTGGTTCATCACGTAGTCCACGATGTAGCGATGGCAGTGGCTCTTCAAGGCATCCGTCACAGCCACGTTCCAGTTCGGGATCTCCAGTTTCAGCGTCACCGTCTCATAGATGGTTTCCTCTCTGTCCTTACCAGCCTTGTTTACGGTAGCAGTCGTTTCGTTCTCCTCACCGTCAATGATGGTGGTCACTACCTCCGTCCAAGTACCGTCTTCGTTGTCAGTATAGGCATACTTTCTGATGCCCTTCACCAGTCGCTCCAGGTTGTTGTTGTCCTCCACTCTACCAGTGGTCTGATAACGCTGAGCAGCCAGTTTGATGTTAGCGATGGCTTCCGTCACGGCACGGTTGATAATACTGCGAGTCTCGTCACTGTCCGGGCTTTCAATGTTGGCTCTGATGTCCTTCTGGGCTTCGTCCACCATTCCCTGGCTCACTACATAGCATCTTGCCAGTATATCATTACATACCTGCTCCATGCTAAAATCCAATGTAATCAATTTTCTATCCATAATTGCAATTATTTATATTGAAGAAAAAATTATCTCAGTTCGAAAGGTGGTCTGCCTCCGCTCCAGTCTACAAAGTCTTGATGAAAATGCTGCGAAGCAAAGTCAGGATTGCGCTCAGAGCCTTTCATCCCTTTCTGCTCATCCTTGTCTACCGCATCAGCAGTTCTTTCAGCCTCAGCAAAGTTAAAGTCTTTCTTTAACAAAATCTCTTTAATGACGTCAAGGTCACTCGCTCCCATGCTGGCATAGTCCGTATGGTTCATATCCGGGAAGTCGCTCAGCCATCCGGCAAGGATAGCATGAACCAGATAGTTCTGTATTTGGTTGGTAAGGACCCCACTTAGTCTAGGTGGCCAATATACTAAAGTCTTGATGGTGATTGAGAAATCATCAGCCAGTGCCTGCAGGTCAAACTGCTGTGTGGTCGAAGAAGAGAATCTTGCCAAGAAGTTTTCCAGGTCGGTTATCGCCTCCCGATAGTATATATCCAGTTTCGCTTCCTCGCCATCACTCGCCCAGACGGTCTGAAAGTCCACCTCCGGGTTATGCTGCGCAATGGTGGCAGATAGTCCCTCTACCACGCCCATCACGCTCTTTTTCACTATTTTTATAGAAATCGTTTTCATAAGCCTTATTTCTTTCTATGCCACAACCAAATCAGTAAACCAATCACAGCAACTACCAGGGTCCAGATGATCTTGGCTGTATACTTCCCCAGAGAGATATACCTCTGTTCTGCCTTGCTCAGTTCTCTACTCAATACATGAATAGAGTCCTGCTTTAACCGAATCAGACTGTCCTTTTGCACGATCAAGAGTTGATATTTATCCACCTCCTTACTCATAGTAGAGATAGAATCCTGTAGCTTCGTCACCTCTTTAGTGTCTCTATTGGTCACAACAGAGTGCCAACTTTCTGTTTTGATAGGCTTTCCGTTCTGGTCTACAGTGGTCGAAGTACTATCCTTTGTATGAGTTGTCTCCTTGGTCGAAGTCTCATGCTCCCGGTTACGGTATGTAGCCATCTGCTCGAAGGCTGAGATAAACCGTTCCTGCCAACTGGCATCCAAGCCCTTACTCGCGGTGTTGTCTGTGATATAGTGCTCCTGCGTCACGGTCTTCGTCTTACAACTCGTCAGAAACAACATTGTGAAATACGCTATCCAAACGAACAGGTAGATAATTAAATGTTTCGATTTCATAAGCTATTTTATTTATAAGGCAACCATTGCCCTGGCAAGATACTTCTTTCTACTCGCCAGTCCATTTGTGCCTCCATTTATCTTTTTAGTAATTCTCAACACATTATCCGCATCAGCCAGTTCGTTCAACCCATGCGTCTCCCAGAACCACATCGAAACATCAACACAAAGTTCCGGCTGTTCCAGCAACTCCGGATGCTCCAACACAGGCTGCATACTGTAGACCTGGAATATTGAGTAGTTACTTCGGCCGGTCAACTGGATGAAGCCTCTGCCCTTATACTTGGCACCATCGCCCTCATGCGTGTTGCCGAGCATCTTTCCAAGTGATCCCTTCTCATACTTCGTGAAATAAGAGTTCTTTCCTAGTTCATGTGTATAAAGAAGTTCACCGCTTTCATGCGCTATTTGGGCAAGGAAATGTGCCCATCGTAATTTTGTATTGATGTGATACTTCTCTGCCAATTCGTTGAAATAAGGCAAATATTTATCTACCCTATTTTTCGCATTCGGCATAATCTTCAATATCTGCTCCTTAGTTATTTCCTTCATTTCCTTCATTTCCATTTTCCTTATTGTTTTTAAATTCTTGGTATTTCTTGAACATCGGAAACTTCTCCACAAATCCAAGTGTCAGCGCATAATAAACATAGTCCACAAGTTTATACCAGGGCGTATCAGGCACTAGCATCCTCCTCAGGTTCTTCAATATGTTGGTCGTGAACAGATAGGTTGCAGCTATACACACCCACTTCACGCAAAACAGAGCCTCAGTATCCGAATGCAGGAAGTGACCGATAATAAACAATGCAGCCACCGTCACGAAGAACACTGCACAGCATACGAAGAACATGCCGAATTTCTTCCAGCTCCATTCTTCACCGTTAAACACTGCAGCCACGATGCCGAACACCAGGTTCAGCCCGAACAATACCATCATGGCAATCATAAAGTCTCTGATGGGTACTAGCAGACTCAGAAAAGTCCATAGCGTCCCAATTAAGTAACCTCGAATATCATTCATTTTCTTTTCCATTTTTCCGTCCCCACTCCGTTATGGAAACGATGCAAATTTAAGCCATCATTCCCGATTATCAGTGATAAGTTCCGCAACTTCAACGAAAAAGAGAACACAAGCCCCTAATATAGCCTGCATTCTCTTCTTCTGATAGTTTTCTTTTATATATCTTAGGTATTATGGATTTAATCACTCTCCAGAAAAGCAATTGGATTCTTCGCTTTTCGTTCTTCACTCTTCACTTAATTAAAGTACCCCCAAGCCTTGCACTTCCCATAAGGGTTATCATCATCCCTCAGCCAGTTCACGGCAAGGTCCACCATTCTGTCCATCATCTGCTCCTCGCTGTCCTCTGGGAACCATTTCTTCATCAGGTTATAGTTGTCAGAGTAGATCATGTTCAGCACCACGGCAAAATCCCATTGGTTGTAAGGTCTGATCTCGTCCTTCACCGTCTCATAGATTTCCTGCGTCTTGGCCATGGTATAGTAAGGAGCACGATGCTCTACCTCCTTGTCATCCTCAAACACCATCTTCTTGATCTGAGCATCAGCAAAAAAGTCGTTGAAGTGTCCGTTACCCACAACCCCATAAATCTCCTTGTAGAGTTTCAGGAGGTCATCTTCATCGGCATGCATCGCCACAAACTTGCCGATGATCTTTGTCACCATCGCCATCTGTTCCGGTGTGGCGTCACTCTGATATTTTGTGATAAGTTCTACTAAGTTCATATCATTCTTGTTTTTGTGATTTGACAAATTTGAAAATCTCGTCCAGCTTGTTCTCCATCTTGTCGAGTCGCTGGTTAGTTCTCTGCTGGTCACGAAACGAAGTGTCCAGTTCTGAGAGAAGTTGATCACAGTCCTTTACGGTCTGCTCGAAGTCCGGCATCTTATTGATGATGTCGTTGGCTTGGTTCTTCAATGCGTTCACCTCGTTGATGATACTCTCCTTGCTACAGGATATTACAAGGGTATCGCTGTATGCTGTTTGCTCAGTATCTACAACCGAGTAGATAGACTGCTTGCCATCCTCAGTTTGCACGTTTACTTTCACGTTCCTTGCCCCATAATTCGGCATTCCAGGCATAGCAGC